CAAATCTCTGTCCATAGTGGGCTTTTTCTGTCCATATCATGACTTATTGCGTCATTCCCCCATTATTTAATATTCTATTTTATTGATTTTATTAATAAATATATATAAATAATACACAACTTGTCCATAGTGTCCATAGTGTCCATAGGTATTTTACAAGTCGCTGTAAAAAAAAAATTCTACCAAACTTAAGTGGGGTGGACACTACGGTCACTATGGACAGAGATTTTCAAATAGACTGTTTTATTTCGTCGGTCATTCAGATAACCCGGTCACCATTTCATCCAGTAACCCGGTCACCATTTCATCCAGATAACCGGATGAGACGCTTCCAAAACGACATCTTCTTCCATCGTCTTTCCTGAGATGGCGTACAGGTTAAATCGCCCAGACCCATAACCACGTCTTGGAACCCGAAGACGCAGTTTCTCGTCTCCCGCGATTTGGACTAACGCGGGTTTTCCAAAGGTCTCGGGATCTATTGTTGGTTTTTGACCCGGATGGATCCCTCTTATGAAAAACAAACACCCATCAAGACCTTCAAACTCAGAGCCCACGGTCTGCGCTCGAAGAACGGTGATGTTCTTTTCAGTAAAAGGATTTTGAATCTCTCTTTTGCCCGCTAGACCCTTCGTTTGGAGAATAAGGTCCGAATCCAGGTACCCCGCGATCTTAACGAAGCCTTGGGGCATTTTTGAGGGTTTTAGATGGATCCCAAAGTGTTCCAAAACCTCTTCAACCGGCGTATCGACGATATCGGCAATTTTATTAGCTTCGGACAATTGCAGTCGCCTATTGCCGTGAATGAGATGGAAAACAGTAGCAGGATCGAGTTGGAGAATTTTTGCGAGTTTTCGCTGGGAGATCCCTTTGGTTTGTAGAGTGTTTTTAAACCAATTGTAATCCACTTTAGAAACAGAGTTTTTTTTCGTTTGTTTCGTTTTCATCGGTTTGTTTTGGAGTTCTCTCCGTTTGCATAATCCATACGCTTTTTCGTTTTCCGATTCAACCCTTTATCGATCGATTCTCTAATGATTTCAGAACGATTTGACCAGGTAGTGACCTACAGATTGGGTCCATCTGTGGGTCGAAAAACCCATTAAACTCGTTGACGAAATAAATGCGTAAACCTAAAGATGTTGAGATTTTATCAACACAGAGGGTATTGTTGTGGAACAAAAGATGGAAGCCAAACGGGGAACTTCCCAAGCGGAACGGATTCTAGCGAAATTTGGGGGCGCAAGGAGACTTGCTGAACTGTTTTTTGTTGTGGGTTCAAGTCGGGACCCTTCTGGAATTTATAGGTGGGCTTATCCGAAATCAAAAGGTGGGACCGGGGGTTTGATACCGACAAACGCGTGGTCTTGGATTAGGAAAGCCGCCGAATTAGATGGGATCGAAATTACAGATGAGGATTTAAAACCAATCGGTTTGGAGAGCGGAACATGAGAGAGAAGTTACCTGCATTTCCAGTTTCAGAATCATCTAAAGACAAAACTGGAACCGTTTTTACTCATTCGATTGTTGGCGGAATGAGGATGGAAGAATATTTCGCGTTAGAAATCTACAAAGGTCTCCTTTCGAATCCCGCATACCTTGGGAAAACTACTTCCGCACTTTTGAGAAATTACGCCGTAAATGAAGCGCGCCTCTTAATTGCGGAGTTAGAGGAAGAAATAACTCCGCCGCCAACCGAATACACAGGACCTAGAAAAATTGAAGACTCCCACCCACCCGGAGAAGAACACGGATGAGTGGAAAATGAACTACGTTTTGGGGGTGGATCCGGGGTTATCGGGGGGTTTGGCGTTAGTTGAAATTAAGACCAAAGAATTAATCGGCGTTTGGGACATGCCACTCACAACTAAAAATGGTCACAGACTCATTGACGTTTATGAGTTGGGAAAAATCATAGACTTCTATTCAAAAGAGATCCGTTTTGCAGTCATCGAAGAGGTTGGCGTGATGACAGGCAAAGAGGGCCGCGTGTCGATGTTTAATTTTGGAAAATCAGCGGGAGTGGTCGATGGGATTTTGGGAGTCTGCGCAATACCGATGTTTTTTGTGAGACCCGCGGTCTGGAAAAACTTGATGGGATTGGGGAGTAATAAAAAAGACTCACTTTGCCTGGCTTCAAAACTTTTTCCACGAGATGCCCACAACTGGGCAAGACGCAAAGACGATGGACGGGCTGAAGCCGTTTTACTTTCTCTCTTTGGCGTTGAGAGGTTTGTATGAAACTCACTTCAAAACACACATGTAAATGCGGTTTTCAGACTCCTTTTCAGTTTCAAAAACCTGGGATTTTATCCCCAACTTTTGGATCCGTAACGTGTCAGGGATGCGAAAGTAAGTTTTTAATCAAACTTTGGAAACCTAGTCCAAACGATAAAATTGAAAAAGGCGCGTACCGCTCGCAAGTGAAAGTCATTTTTCAAAGTGTGGTTTTAGGGATGCTTTTGAAAGAAGAGAGAGGTGAGTATGAAACAGTGGAACCCCGAACCGAAACGTAGGCTTTCAGATTTTGAATTTTTTATAGCCATTTTAGTGTGTGCGGCAATTGTTGCCTTATGCCGCGGCATCATTTTCACCGCACCAATATAGGGTATTTTTGATAAATTTTTTACCGCGTTGATTGTTTATCATTGTGTTGTGTTTTATTTCGTGGTCTAGAAACCAAAGTTTTAAACGAGAGTTCTGAAAGAGAAGTGTGGAAGTTGTTAGACGAGATTTTTGAATACCAACGGGCGGGAGCCTCTTGGTTATCAGGAAAAAAACATGCGCTCCTTGCGGATGAAATGGGTCTGGGGAAAAGTGCGCAAGTCGTTTTAAGTTCTGAGAGTTTAAAACTAGAACGCATTTTAGTTATCTGTCCCGCGGTTACCCGGATTAATTGGCAAAGAGAGTTTAAAAAATGGGGCGCTTTTTCCCGGGACTTTACGGTTCTTCTTTCATTCACGGACATCCCCCTTCATTCCAAAAACGTCATTTGTTCTTTTGAATACGCAACACAGTTTCCAGAGAGATTAAGGGGCCCGTGGGATTTAGTGGTGATTGACGAGACCCATTTTTTAAAATCAATTGACGCAAAAAGATCAAAACACATTTTTGGAAAAGATGGGTTGGTCCATAAAACTGAGAGAGTGTGGACGTTATCTGGAACTCCCGCGCCAAATCACGCGGGCGAACTTTGGATTTTACTTTACGTCTTTGGAATAACGAATTTGAAATACGATGATTTTATCGAGAGGTATTGCGTGACCAAAATCACGGGATTTGGCGTTCAGATTGTTGGGACAAAAAAATCAGCGATCCCTGAGTTAAGGGGATTGTTGAGTTCCGTGATGTTAAGACGCCGCAAAACAGATGTTTTAAAAGACCTGCCCCAGATTTTATTTACCGATGTTGTCGTTGAACCGGGGGCCGTTGATTTTTTAGATTTTAAAGCGAAACTCGAACACGAAAAAGAACTTCTAGAATCCGCATTTAAAATGGAAAACCCGATTTTGGCGTTAGAGGGGATGGCAAAATCGGTCTCTACCCTCAGGCGATACACCGGACTTCAAAAAATGGAACCCGTGTCCAATCTCATCCGCGGGGAAATGGAGGCCGGTCTTTATGAGAAACTTGTCATTTTTGCGATTCATAAAGACGTGATTGCAGGTTTGTTTTACAGACTCAGTGAATTTAATCCTGTGATTGTAAATGGAGACATATCTGTAGGTGAGCGACAAAGTAATATTGACGCGTTTCAGAAAGATCCGAACGTGAAAATTTTCATCGGCAATATTGGATCGGCGGGAACGGGGATCACATTGACCGCGTCTCATCAAGTTTTATTTTGCGAATTAGACTGGGTTCCAGGAAACAATGCGCAAGCGGCAATGCGTTGTCACCGGATTGGTCAAACAAAACCTGTAACTGTTCGTTTTGTTTCACTCGATAACCCAATGGACGAGAGAGTGACTCAAGTTCTGAAACGTAAGGCAAAAGAATTATCTGAAATTTTTGAATCTCAGTATTGATAATTTCTCAATACTGATGTTAAGACAACAACACGTAACGAAACAGAGGGAGAAACATCGTGTCTGAATCATTGATCGTGACCGTTTCCGGAAAAACGCTCGAAGAAGTAAAGGTGAAGTTAATGTGGGTCGCAAAAGAGTTTGGGTTAATGCTTGCAGACGCCCAGATGAATCTACCCCTTGAAACAAAACCTAAAAAAACTAAAGAAAAAGAGATCGAGAAACCGGTTGAACCAAAAGTAGAAAAACCGGTTGAACCAAAAGTAGAAAAACCAGTTGAACCGAAAATCGAGATTAAAGTAGAGACCAAAGTTGTTGGAACTCGTGAAGCCGCGGCTGAGGCGCTTAAAAAGTTGAACTCCGCAAAAAGTGTCAGCGCCGCTCGTGAGATGTTACTCAAATTCGGGGCTTCTCGCTTCTCTGAACTTAAACCGGAAAACTACGGCTCTTTCATTGAAGAGTGTGAGAAAGCCGCCGCCTAATGTCCCACTCAAAAATTGGCGCATCATCGATGCACAGATGGTCTGTGTGTCCGGGTTCAGTAAAACTCTCTGAAGGGATTGAGAGTAGATCTTCAGTTTACGCTGAAGAAGGCACTGAGGCGCACGAGTTAGCTGCACTTTTACTCATTGGAGATGAGAAACCAAAAGTCATCGATCCAGAAATGCTGGAAGCAGTAACCGTTTATGTCCATACAGTCGCGAGTGAAAATATGCCCGGGTGTGAATTGTTGGTTGAACACCTTTTTGATTTGAAAGAAATTCACCCAGGTCTCTTTGGCACGTGTGATGCGATTATTTTTGATAGGAAACGAAAAACGCTTCGAGTTTACGACTATAAGCACGGCGCGGGACTCCCAGTCGAAGTAAAAGGAAACGTCCAGTTGATGTATTACGGTTTGGGCGCTGTTCTTTCGACCAAATTTCCCTGCGACAAAGTGGAACTCGTGATTGTTCAACCCAGATGCCCACACCCAGATGGGCCAATCCGAAGGTGGACTTTTGATTCGGTCGATTTACTGGACTTCGCAGCGGATTTAAAAGCGTTCGCAATTGAAACCGAAAAACCTAACGCAAAACTCGTTCCGGGGGACCACTGTAGATTTTGTCCAGCAAGTGGAGTTTGTCCCCAGATTAAAGAAAAAGCCCAGAGTTTAGCAAAACTTGAGTTTGGGAACCCGGTTAAGGGATATGACCCCGCAAAACTCTCACAAGTTTTAGAGTGGTTACCGATTTTGGAAGGTTGGGTAAAAAACGTAAGAGACTTCGCTTATTCGGAAATCACACTCGGAAAAACCATCCCAGGATGGAAGCTAGTCGAGAAGCGCGCGACCAGAAAATGGAAGGACGAAGAGAAGGCAAAACTTTTTTTGCAATCTCGGTATCAATCCACAATCACAAAAGAGTGTTTTGAACCCCCCACAATAAAATCCCCAGCCCAGGTTGAAAAGATTTTACCAAAAACCGAACACGTAAATTTGATGGAACTTATTGTGTCTCAAAGTTCTGGAAACACTTTGGTACCTGAATCAGATAAACGTCCGGCCGTTAAATTATTAGACGCGAAAACCGAGTTTGAAGAATTAGACTTATTGTCATGAATTTATTCCTTGAGAAATTAAATCGAAGAAAAAGAGAGAGGGCACAATGAAACTAAGACTTTTCGAATTTGTAATTCTTCTTCATCCCGAAGTCGATGATGAAGGAAATGAAAAGGGGAAAACCGTGATTTTGAGAGATGTTTATCGGGTTCTCGCGAAAGATGAAAAACAAGTTGGCATTTTAGCGGCTAGGGGGATTCCTATTGAGAACGTGGACGACTTGGATCGCGTGGAGATTATCGTTCGCCCTTTTTAGTTAGGCTCGACCAAATTGCTCCCGGACTTATGGTGGAAGGTTCAAGATTGCCGCCATTTAAAAAGGTAACGGAGTTAATGGATCGAGCCGGAATATCATACCCCGCACCTGCCGGCACGTTAACCGGAGTTCAATTCAGTTCTAATTCCGGCACTACGGGACTTTTAAATAATTCTATTTCATTTAATGCCGCAGCACTAAAATAAGGAGAAAAAATGGGAAACGTATTAACGCCGATGTTTAGAGTGAGTTATCCGTCAGTTTTTAAAGCAAAGAAGAATGATCTATCAGGACAAGACGAGTTTTCACTTGTCGCACTCTTTCCTAAAAGTGCTGATCTTTCCGTATTAAAAAAAGCCGCGCAGGATGCCATTATTGAAAAGTGGGGCGCTGACCAAAAGAAATGGCCAAAAAACCTACGCTCTCCTTTTCGTTCACACGATGAGAAGGCAACCGCAGACGATTTGACGGGGAAGAAATCCTATCCGCCAGGCATGGAAGAGGGTGGAACTTTTTTAAATCTTAAATCCAAACAAAAACCCGGACTCGTTAACGAAAAAGTTGAAGACATTATTGAATCATCTGAGTTTTACGCTGGGTGTTTTGCGCGGGCTACGGTTCGTCCATATGCTTATGACGCCAAGGGAAACTGCGGGGTCGCTTTTGGACTTCAGAATATCCAAAAAATGAAAGACGGCGACTCGTTAGGTTCCAAAACTAAAGCGCAAGACGACTTCGCGCCAATTGAGGGTGCGGGTACCGGAAAAGGTTCAGCGGATTCTTTGTTCACATAAGTTTTTTCACATAAGAGTATTTTTTAAAATTTCCGCCTCCCAAGCATAAAAATTCTCAAGGGAGCCTGGGGGGTGGGATTCTGTGGATAGGTTTTCTAACTGCGAACGGAGAGCCTATCCACATTAAAAAGTTATAGATTCAGTGGTTGGGGAGACAACGTGTCCGTTCTGTTTGTCGATTTTGAAACAAGATCAGTCGTCGACCTCAAAAAGTGCGGCGCAGACGTGTATGCACGCCACCCATCCACTGAGATCTTGTGTATTGGTTACGCGATCGACAATTTTCCTGCCGCAGTTTTGAACTGCCATGATTCTTTGAAACAAATGCGGTTATCGGGTTTTGATTTCATTGTTGCCCATAACGCTGCCTTTGAACTTGCGATCTGGAATCACGTTGGAGTCAAAAAATACGGTTGGCCACCGATTAGAGCCGAACAAGTTATCTGCACTATGGCCATGGCCTACTCAATGGCCCTTCCTGGGGCTCTGGTTGACGCAGCTCCCGCGTCAGGATTAAACGTCAACAAGGATTCAGCTGGCCACAGAGTCATGATGCAGTTGTCGCAACCAAGAGAGATCAAAGACGACGGCACGGTTGTTTGGTGGGAAGATGAAGAGAAATCAAAAAAACTTTACGAATACTGTAAACAGGACATCGAAGTGGAGCGCCAGCTTTTTAAACGTCTTCTCCCACTCTCAAAAACTGAAAAAAGATTATGGAATCTCGATTACGAAATAAATCAACGCGGAGTAGAGATCGATATTCCTTCAGTAAAAAAAGCGCTCTCCATTGTAAATTCTGAAAAGGTTCGCTTCGATAAGGAAATCCAAAAAATCACGAACAACGGAGTGGCCACGTGTAACGCGGTTTCACAGTTCAAACACTGGTTAAAATTTAGGGGAATAGAAACTGATGGAGTTGGCAAAGCAGACGTTGTGGATCTTCTTAACATCCCTGCCCTTCCAGTTGATGTTAGGGGTGCTCTATTACTCCGTCAGGAAGCAGCGAAATCGTCGACTGCAAAACTTGAAGCGATGTTGCGAGGGGTTTGTGATGACGGACGTTTACGGGGCCTTTTCCAATACCACGGGGCTGGCGCAACGGGGCGGTTCGCCGGAAGAAGGATCCAACCCCAAAATTTCCCGAGACCTAAACTAAGTAACGAAGAGATCGAAGAAGTTTTTAAAACTCTAGACGATAGAGACGAGATCGAACTTTTGTACGGATCCCCACTTTCAGTCCTTTCAGACTGTTTGAGAGGATTTATTGTCGCAAAACCCAAACACGATTTAATCGCGGGTGATTTTTCGGCGATCGAAGCAAGAGTCATCGCTTGGTTGTCTGGCGAAGAAAAAGTTTTAACCATTTTTAAAACCCACGGAAAAATTTACGAACATGCGGCCGCAGGGATTTACGGGGTCCCTCTAAATTCTGTTACCAAAGACCAACGGCAAATCGGAAAGGTGGCCGTTCTTGCTCTAGGCTACCAAGGCGGCGTCGGTGCATTTCAAACAATGGCCAAAGGGTACGGAGTTAAAGTCCCAGACGCACAGGCAGAGAAAATCAAAACCGCTTGGAGACTCAACCACCCGTCGATCGTTCAATTCTGGTACGATTTGGAAAAGGCGGCAATAAAATCAGTTTTAAACCGCGGAGAACAAATCTCAGTCGGTCCAAAAGGACGAGAAATAAAATATAAGACTTCAGGCTCTTGGTTGTTTTGTCGCCTCCCCTCAGGTCGGGTCATCACTTACCCCTATCCAAAAATTGAGAACTTTGAAGTGCCCTGGGGTGGGACAAAAGACGGCCTCACTTATATGGGTGTCGATTCGTTCACTAAAAAGTGGGAGCGCCAAAAGGCGTACGGTGGATTACTCGCTGAAAACGTAACCCAGGCGGTTTCACGCGATCTACTTACTGAGGCGATGTTTAGGGTGGAAGAAAAAGGTTACCCGATCGTTCTTCATATCCATGATGAACTTGTGTGTGAAGTTCCAGAAGGTTTTGGATCAGTGGAAGAATTAGAAAAAATCATGTCTGAAAATCCGCCATGGAGTGCAGGATTGCCGGTTTCGGCGTCCGGTTGGCGGGGAAAGAGATTCAGGAAATGAATTCCTCACTTCAATCGGCACTTGAACTTGCAACAATGGGATTTCATATTTTTCCAATCGCATCCGGAAGAAAAGATCCCCCGGCGCTCGATGGATGGCAGGAAAAAGCCACACGGGATCCGGAACAAATTAAAAAATGGTGGAAACGAAATCCAAATTTCAACATCGGAATATCCACTTCTAAATTTGGTGATGACCAGGCGCTTGTCGCAGTGGACGTAGACAACAAAGGGGAAAAACATGGTGACGAAGAAATCAAAAAACTCGAAAAAGAAGGTCTCAACTTCCCCGAAACCTTCAGTCAACTTACGCCCACCGGAGGCAGACACCTCATTTACCGAGTTCCAAAACCTCTTAAACAAGGTGTCTCAGTCCTTGGACCAGGCTTGGACATCCGCTCTAGAGGAGGCTACGTCGTTGGCGCTGGAAGTAGCATACAGGGAAGGGTTTACTCCTCAAGCGGTAGTCATATTGAGTCGGCCCCCGAGTGGCTTGTATCGCGTCTCGGTAGTGGCACTGAACGAAAACCTGTCGAAAGCGCGATCGATCCAAAAGTGGATAGACCTAGGGCGCAGTCTCGAGCAATTGAGTACTTGGAAAACGCCGCCCCACTCGCAGTAGAAGGATCGGGCGGGGATCAGACGACTTTTGTTGTCGCGTGTAAGGTTAAAGATTTTGGAGTCGATCAAGAAACTTGTTTCCAACTTCTTTCCAAACACTGGAACGATAGGTGTTCCCCTCCATGGGATCAAGAGGATCTCTATACAAAGGTTGAAAATGCATACAAGCATGGATCTGACCCCGTTGGGATCTCTGCGCCAGAATTGCAGTTCACACCTGTGGTTTTAGAAAAGAATGAAAAACCACTAAATCCAATCGAAAAGTTTAATCAGCAATACGCGTACATCGGGGGCAGTAAAGGTTTCGTTCTTCACGAGACCACAGATGAAGAAGGTAAATTTGCCATCGAGTACATCGATGTTTCGACTTTCCATCTAAATGAAATTTCTAAAACCATCAATTATGGAAACAAGGTCACACCGGTCTCAAAACTTTGGATATCTTCCCCCCAAAGAAGATCTTATCGAGACTTTTGTTTCCAACCGGGTAAAGAACCGCCCAAAGGGTTTTACAATTTGTGGAGAGGATTTTCTATCACCCCTCTTGAGCCGCACGAAGTGCCCACCCCACAACACGAAGACGCATTGATGGCATTTCTTGAGCACACAGAGAAAAACGTCTGCGGCGGCGATCACGCTTTATACAATTGGCTGATGGGATGGTTTGCGCATCTCTTTCAAAATCCGTGTGAGAAACCACTTTCCTGTGTTGTGTTCCGTGGGGGTAAAGGAGTGGGAAAAAACGCATTGATTGAAAGAATCGGGGATATGCTGGGAACTCATTCTTTAGTTGTCAGTGATCCGCGGTACCTGACTGGTAATTTCAACGGTCACCTTGAGAACAAACTTTTAGTAGTCTTGGATGAGGCGTTCTGGTCAGGGGATAAAAAAGCCAACGGGGTTTTAAAAAGTCTCATCACCGGAAAAAACCATGTAATCGAGCGCAAAGGCCAAGAATCCTACACGGTAAAAAATATCACCCGTATTGCAATCTTAGGTAATGAGGAATGGTTAGTTCCCGCAAGCGAAGATGAGAGACGATACGCCGTTTTTGATGTTGGTCCGGGAAGAAAAAAAGATAAAAAGTTTTTTAAAGACATGAGAGTTGGGATGGAAAACGGAGGATATAGACTTTTCCTTCGTTATCTCCTTGATCTAGATTTCAAAGACATTGACGTAGATTTTGCGCCAGACACGGAAGCGTTACTGGATCAAAAAATCCGCGGTTTAGAACCTTTCGCCAGATGGTGGCTAGATTGTTTAATTGAAGGAAAAATAATTCATTCTGATTTCGGCAATGATTGGCCAGCCGTTCTTGAAAAAGATCGGTTTCGCCAGGCGTTTCGGCGTTACGCCGATGATAGGAAACTCGGGACTTGGCTTCCGAGCAACGAAGTCATTGGTAAAATGCTTAAAAAATATTGTCCGCAATCTGGTCTAAATGTGAGGAAGCGAACGGACGAAGGCGAGCGAAAATGGTTTTACAACTTTCCACATCTGCCAGCCGCTCGCCAAGATTTCGAAGAATTTATCGGTCATAAAATGCCTTGGGAAACAACAGACGAAGAAGAGGAGTTATTTTCATGAAAGAGTTGATGTCGGTTCTTACCCCAGCTGAACTTGCGAAGAGATGGGGGCTGTCAGTCCACACTCTATTATTATGGAGGATCCAGGGCAACGGTCCCAAGTTTTTAAAACTGGGTCGAAAGGTTTTGTACTCCTTTGATGAAATTGAAAAGTTTGAAAAACAACAGACTAAGAGAAGTACGGTTGGATGAATGAGGACGTTCTTTGAGGGATGATGAAACGAAAAAAAGAGGTAATCATGAATCAGTTAAATAGCGTTGTATCTGGGTTCTGCTGGGGCGTGGGATTAGTGCTAGCAGCTGCCGTTATGCGGATTTTATTTCATCTGCAGTTTTGTTGAACATGAAAGACGCGCATTTAGAAACGGAGAAGAGATGAGTAAAGATTTTAATTTTAAGTGTGACAAGTGCAGCAAAAAAGTTGCAGCCATTTTCAATGGAGAGCATTGGCTTCCTCCTGAAACGTGGGCAGAGATAGTTTCTTCAAAGACGGTTGAAGTAATCGGGCATATTTGCGGTCTCTGCAATCCAGTCAAACCTAAAAGTAATGAGAAGAAAAAATCCAAATGAACCCACCCAGTGACGAACAGTTTGCAGAGCAATGTGCTGACAGCGTGGAATGGTCTGACCTGTATGGCGACAGGCGAAAAACCTATAAAGTTTTAGTTCATGCGGGAATACAACACGCCCGTGCTGAGCTGGCTCAGGAGATAGGGGATTATCGGGATTATTTAAAACGCATCTCGGAAGGAAGGTGGAATAAGGGGCTTCGTAATGATGTATCCGTTCGAGATTTTGCCAGAGAAGTTTTAGCAAAGTACGGTGAGAAATAAATGAAAATAATAATTCATACAGAATATGAACTTCCCAACAATGAATTTGAAAGGCTTGAATGGCTTAATTGGTGGACAGAAAATAATTGTCCGCTTCCATGTAGAGCGGACTTTAAGAAAAATGGATGGGCTAAGCTAGAAAACAAAGATCCGACATCTGAAACCAAAGGGATTACTACCTATCATTTAAAAAGAGACGACGACCTATGAACTACTTCTTCGCTCTATTACTCCTAACCTCCTGCGCTACCATCCCACCATCAACAATAGTCCCGATCCCCACCCCTGCACCCGGTGTGCCTTCTTATTCTATCCCATGGCAATGGACCTACACTGGAGACACGCCAGCAAAAGAATATGTTTACGTTTCAACCGATGGGACGAACTTTAATTTAAATCAGATCCTACCCGGCACAGCCACAAGCTGCACGATAGACGGTTTGCTTTACTACACGAATTACTGGTTAGAAGTTTCAGCAATCGACACGGATGGAAGTCTGATGGGAACATCTCCTCCGATTGAGTTTCAAGATCCACCGCTTCCAAGCCCGTCCCCGAGTCCAACGCCGTCACCGTCACCAACACCCAGTCCATCATCCACACCGACCATCGGAGGATCCGACGTAAAATGAATCCACACGACGTTTTGATAAGTAAAGCCATCCAATTTTTAAATTACCTTGAACAATACATCGAAGAGTTTGACCCGCCTCATGCCGACGAAGCGATGGAAGCGATGGAGAACTTGGGAATTGCAATCCACAATTTTATTGATGAGGAGTGACCATAAACGTCACTTTTTTCTGCTACCCCCGTGCTACCTGGAAGATCCCTCTAATTTTCCCTTCTATATAACCTGTTGATTTTATGGTGGATCGCGCAAGGCTCGAACTTGCGACCCGCTGATTAAGAGTCTGTACCATTGACATTTTCTCAACATAGGTGTACATTACTCAACATATAAGCCTTTGATATTAAACAAATCACAGGTTTTTGACCAGAAGTAAAAAGAGCACTCCAGAGGGTTGTCTGCTACCTGGGTGCTACCTGGAGAGTTCTTTAAAGACGCTTCCAGGCAGTGTTTGAGACGTGTTTAAGGAGTACCGATGTTAGACCAAATCAAAGACCTAAAACCCCTTGAGACCGCGTGGGACGTGGGCGACAAGGCAAGTATCAAGGGGCTTCATATCAAGGTTACATCCGACGGTCGAAAGATGTTTTACCTCTATTACCGAACCAAGTGGGGCAAGCAACGGCGTCCAAAACTAGGGGAGTTGGGACCCGCCATGACGGTCAATGAGGCCAGAAAACTTGCAAGGTCCCTCTTAGAAAAAGTCTCATTTGGGGACGACCCACAGGGCAAATGGGAAGAGAAAAAATCCGAACTGTGTATTGGAGACCTTTATAAAAAATGTTGGGAGGCGTACTGGGGAACCACTCGGTTTGAAAATTCAGAGCGGGGATCGGGTTGGTCTCGCCACGTCAATCAACTTTGGACGAATCACATTGAGCCATCCCTCGGAAATTTGAGACTCTCTGAAACGACCCCGTCGGTTATTAGAGATTGGCATCAAAGGTTGATAAATACACCTACGACTGCCAACCGCGCTCTTTCTGTTCTTTCGAAACTTTTTCACTACGCGGAGGAAAGGGAGCTCCGACCCCAGAACACAAACCCTTGTCGCTTGGTCAAAAAGTTTAAGGAAAGATCTCGTAAACGGTACGCAACAACCGAGGAAATTCAGACCATCGCAAGACTCCTTGAAGAAGAGATCGACGTTCATCCGGCGGGTGTCGCATTCCTCTACATATTGATGTTCTCAGGTTCAAGACCAAGGGCCATTGAACGGGCGACCTGGGATCAATTAAAGGAGTTTGAAATTGAGGGGAAACCTTACGGGATTCTAACCTTCTCAGGAAAAACGACTGAAAAAACAGGTGATGAAGAAAAAGTAGTGCTTCCTCCACTCGCCATGGAAGCAATCCAGCGCCTTCCAAGGGTCAAAGGTTACACAATTACAGGCATTAAAATGCCCCGTCGTTTGTGGAGAAGGGTCAAAGAAAAAGCCGGTTGTGATGATCTTTGGGCCAGGGATTGGAGAAGAACCTTTGCCACAGTCGGGATGACTTCTGGGGTTGACATCGGAACGATCGGGGAGTTACTCAACCATCGTTCGACGGAAACAACGAAGATCTACGCAAAAGTCATGGAAGGGCATAAGTTCAACGCGGCAAACAAAATTGCAAATGCGATGGCGGAATTGATGAAGGAAAAAGTTGGATGAAAGATTCAATCGTAATTTTGGTTTCGGCAGTTCCACTGTTTCTCGCGTATAAACTGACTATGTGGATCGTCAACAAAATCAATAAAAAGTAAAAAAAACTAAAAAGGAGAAACCGATGCCAGAAACAAATTCCGCACAAATAACTCAAATCGTTTCCGCACTTCTAAGAATTGCTGCCGCACTCGAAGCGATCGCTAAAAAGTAAAATAAAAAGGTGGCCCCGGGTCGATTCGAACGACCAACCCCACCCGGTCCCTAGGATCCTCACGGGGAGCTCTTCCATTGAGACTTACGGGGCCGCTGAAACTAATAACGGTTTAAGAAATAGATTACGTTCAGCTTCTCTCCTTCTCTTGAGACCATCATTAGGTGCCCCATTCACTTTGTTCCAAACTAAAAACTGATTTGCAGCGTCTTCGTAATGTTTCGCCCAGAGACAAGCGAGTAATGTTGAAGTTCCGAAACGACCCGTTCCGATGTTGTAGGCCAGACACGCTACGGCCGAAAATTGGTTGTCGTTTAAAGGGGATGACTTCAATTGATTCCTAACGACATCGCAAGTGGACTGAATGTCCATCTCTAAACGGGAGATCGCCTCTTCCTGAGTGATCGTCATTCCCGGAGTTACGTGATGCGTGCACCCATATCCTATGGACCAAATTCCCCCCTGGTCTTGGTAACTGACTAATGAACAACCTTCGAATTCCTTTAAAATCTCAAGTCCCGCGGAGTTAAATTCCATTTTAACTTCCTCCATTTTGATTATTTCTTCTTCGATACCTCTTTTAAATGCGCGATCAGATTTTTAAGATTTTGAACCGTTTGATAATCACAAGGAACTTGGGAACAAAGTTTTCCAATCTCAGTATTGAAATCATCAAAAGCGGATAAAAGCATACATACTTTCCCGGCGGATTGTGCGTTCCACGCATCTTCAGCCACTTGGTCTTGCCCCGTAGAAAGAAAGTGCATGTGAACCGCCCACTCAGTGGGTGAAGCTTCTTTGAGATAATACAAATCCTCGTCATCGATTGTGACCGGTACTTTAATTAAGGTTCCGCATCCACTAGCCGTTGCCGTTATCGCCAACGTAATGAAGAATTGGAGCAACGGCCGCATCCACATTTTGACTTGCTGTTTCGATTGCATTTACATCCCCAGTCTGTTTTGCAGTTACAAGAGCCGCTGCGGCGGATGCCGCCTTTTGTAGAGCGAAATATTTTTGCGCATCAACTACGATGTAACCGGTGAAAGTTCCAAGCGCGTTTCCTATTTGTTTCGAAAGCCAAGAAAAGACGGCTTCCCAGAATTGTTTTACTACGGGCCAGGCTAAAAATGGCTCAGCGGTTTCTATCGCCGTTTCAACAACCGGGAGTTCTACACTCACAATCTCGTTTATTGTGGTGTCCGCTATTTTTGCCGCGGTATCGGTAGTGGGAAGTGGGGTTCGGTCAGTCATTTTTGATCCCGGTGTTTATTTGACCAAGAATGAAGGTACCCAAGCCCGTGACCAACCACGTACACTATACAAATGGTAAATTGATGCCACAGGCTTGGGTTACAGTTCATTTAAAACTCCGCGCCATTAAAGACTCGAGATTGCAGCATCGCCCGCGGCTTGAGCGCCCTCTTCAAACGGAACAAGAATCGATGGAGAGTGTGATTCAGCAAAAGCCATTCCAAGATCGAATGCTACTTTTCCTTCAAGAACCACTGAACCTTGACCCTGAAGTGAAACAATGCCAGCTGCTTTTCCGCCGCCAACATTTACTGAGTCATTGAGTGCGATCGTGATATTTCCGGCGTTTTCGCTGATAACAAGTGCGCCGTTTAATGCGTTTAGTAATACTTTCATCTTTCTTCTCCTCTGGTTAATTGCCCTTCACCGTGAAAGACAAAAATTTATTTTCCGTATCTTGGGTACTGAAGTCGTTCCCTTTGAGGTGCCGGAATCAACTTCAAATAAAGTGCGTCCACTTCCCCCTTCATTTCCTTTCGTTCTTCAACCTCGATGTTAAGAGCTTCCTTGCTTGCAAACTTACTTTCGCAATAAGCCCAAAAACCTCCGAGCATAGCCACACCGGAAACCAAAAGAATACCGAGTTGAACCCAATCATTTTTTTCTTTAAGGATCCCCATAATCCCCTCATTTTTATTATGGACCAGGTGTTGGTGACGGACTTGGTGACGGTGAAGTACAAGTCACGGTTCCGTCGTTATTATTTACGAGTACGTATCCCGCAGGTTCGGTGACCGGAAGACTTGCACCAACACTTGAAAGAAAACTTTTAAAGTTTGCCAGTGAAATTCTTAATGCAGCGGCGTTTGCACCAAGATCTGAAAACACCTGACAAGGTGGAATGGTTGGATCATTCCATACCGTATTAAATAAACGGCTTACCAGCGTAATATTAGTGTTGGCTAAAGTGACTAGCTGATTCTCAATATTTAATTGAATTTGTTGCTCATGGTTTGGAACTAGCGCACCGTGCGCAGTAACACCGATTAAAAGAGCTAAAACAAAGTATCTTAATTTCATAAATATCCCCTCAAAAAGTACTAAAGTTTGACGACCCGTCTTGTCCGTCGTTTCCAGTTCCGCCATCTACTCCGCTTCCGGTAGATGCGAAAGCTCCCGCACCGCCGATTGCCCCTAACCCATGATTTACGCTTACGTTGGTCGCGTCAGCTGAACCCGCATGATAGGCGATAACAAATGTTCCGCCGTCCCCGCCGGATCCGCCTCCGCCGCCTCCGCCGCCATAAGCCGCACCGCCTACAGTGCTAATAGTGGCGCCGTCTCCACCAATACCTCCGTCTTGACCGTTTGAGCTAAAAGCAACAACACCTGCGTCGACTGTAAGAGTTCCTAAAACTTTTAAATAAACAGCGCCGCCATTGTATCCCCAAGCACCGCCGCCGCCGCCTGGACCAGTCTGAGTTCCTAAAAAACCAGTGCAGCTAAAATCTAGCGCATTAGTTCCGGGTAATCCGGGAGCTAATCCACCAAGACCTTGTTGATTACTTCCAGAGTCGCAAGACGATCCCTGATATCCATCACCTCCGGCTAGAACTGTTCCATCAAAAGCAGGTCCACCGCCGCCGCCACCTGAAGGTGAAGTTGATCCAAGTCCGCCTTGTACGGCGTTTCCTGATTCACCTCCGTCGCCTCCGAAATTAGCAAAATAAAGATTTTGGTGAAGGCTCAGATCCGGAGCGACGTTAGAAAGATATTCCCCAAGTCCAAGGTAGTCCGTACCCCAAATTGATTCCGAATTGTCAGCTACTATTGTTGCGCCAGTGGTTATAGTTACGTTTCCTGAAACGCAAATATTCACCCAGCCTGACCCCGGATCAACGACGAGTTGACTTCCGTTTTCAAGATCAATTGAAGAATAATCTTTATTGACGTGACCGATATGCACAGTTGAGCCATCCGTAACGGCTAAAGGTCCATCGCTTCCCACACACCATTTAAGAGGGTAGTAAAAACCGAAATGGGTTGGAACAAACCCGGTCAAGGAGATCAGCGCTAAGGCCGCTGCTAACCTAAGAGACTTCATTGCATGTCTCCACTTAATATGGCGTGTGACGTGTCAATTAAAAGAAGCGTCATCACCGCATAAAGCCCAAATGTTTTAAAAAGTCCGTGGGCATTTTCTACCTGAGGTCCGGCAGTACCGATCACAACTAATCCGGAATTATCCTGAACTAAAAGACAGTTGAACCCTGCCGGAAGCGTGCCGATAGATGGAATTGTTACGTTTATATTTGATGCGTTTGTAAAATGAAGAATTTTACCGTTATCAGCTAATGCGATTGTGTAAGTAGATGCGGAAATTGTGCTTATCGGATTTTGAACCTGGACCTGGGCCACACCATTTGAATCCCTAAGAACGATCGTGTTTGCGTTAGGACTTGATGTCGCAGTTGTGTTCGCGTTTGGAACAGTTCCGGTTAGAGAAATTGTTGGGGTAGAGCCTCCTGAACTAGAAAGTGGAGCAGTAGCTCCAACAGAACCAACGGCGCCTCCCCAAGACATGTTTGAACCATCGGTCGTCAAATATTTTCCGGTATTTCCTGATTGAGAAGGAATCGGTTGGGGGACTTGGACAATCACACCGGCCACTGCAAGTGGACTCGGTAAACAACTAGTCAGAAAAAATAAGATAGGAACGAAATATTTCTTCATTGTTTTGTATTTATCCAAAGAGACGTTAGCGTTCCGGTTCCAGAACTAGGGGTGTAGATGACCCGCACATAAAGATTATAAGATTTGTCGATTTCCCATCCGGCACTTCCCGCACCGCTGACCGCAAGGGAGGTGGATTGCATGTCATTAAAGCTAGAACTGTTTCCACTGATGCAGGCTTGGAGTTTGAAGGTTCCGGCTAAGGTCCCACCCGTAAAATTAGCCTCAATTGCAAATCCCAAACTGTTTGGAAATCTAAATGAAGGAGAGGTGTAAGTTGAACCTAAAGATTGACTGGAATCTAAAAGGACGGGAATCGAAATTAGATCTCTCATCGTTCATCCTCTTCCTCTGTAGATGGAGTAAAAGTTTTTCTAACCGTTATTCCGGATTTGTGGATTTGGGGCTTGAAGTGTTGAACCTTCCTCACCAAAAATAAAATGAGGATGGTATCAACAGCTAAAATCCAAGGAACGATGATCGAGAGGTTGAAAATATGCATTTAGCTACTCACCTGCGTTT